TGATGATTGTGATTTTCATATTTGTTATTTTGTATTTGCTATTTTATATTTGTTATTTTATGTTATTATTTTATAAACATTTTCTAATTAGATTCTAGATACTAAATACTAAATACTAAATACTAAATACTAAATACTAAAAACATGAATATTTATAATTACAAATTGATATTAATATTTGCATTATGTATACTTTTATTAGTAATATTATACAAATTATATGTTAAAACACAAAACCCATACCAAATAGAAAATTTTAGTGTATTAAAAAAGCTTAGGAAAAAGAATAATAATAATAGTAATAATAGTAATAATAGTAATAATAGTAATAGTAATAATAGTAATAATAATAGTAATAATAAACGTGATAATTTTGGAGATGATAATGATACTAAATCAAAAACTAAGAAATTAATTAATAAATCATTATCTTCATTAAAAAGTAGTAAAACTAATACAACATTTGATGATTTAATAAAAGCTACTGAAAATATGGACCCGGATAAATATAGTATATCAAACATGCAGAAAGATGTTGCAGATTACATAGAATCTTTTAAAAAAGAAAAATTTAGTAATAATAGCACCAGTACTGCAGAATCATTCGAAAAATTTGCATTGTATAAATCAAAATTCTTTGAAATTTTCAAATAAAATATCTAATTAAAATCTTTTGTATTAGTAAAGCATATATAAAAATTATAGTATTTACACATATAATAGGCTTATAAATTAAATGGATTATAAATTAAATTCTATAATTAAAAATTACAAATCTCATTTTATAACTACATTAATAATAGTACTAATAGCAATATTATTAGTAATATTATGGAAAAATAATGTTTTTACTAGTAATTTTGAAAATAATAAAGAATATTTTTTTGACCCTACAAATCCAAGTTCAACAGCTCCAGCTACAACTATCTCAGCTACTACTATCCCAGGTACTACTATCTCAGCTACTACTATTCCAGCTACAACTATCCCAGGTACTACTATTCCAGGTACAACTATCCCAGGTACTACTATTCCAGCTACAACTATCCCAGGTACTACTATTCCAGGTACTACTATTCCAGCTACAACACGACCAACTACTACTATTCCAGGTACTACTATTCCAGCTACTACTATCCCATCTACTACTATTCCAGCTACTACTATCCCAGCTACTACTATTCCAGGAACAAACAATCCAGGAACTACACAACACACACATTCTAGAGGTTCAATGTTGCAAGGATTAGAAATAGGTGATATCAGTAGAAATATAGACACTTTAAATGATTTCTTTGCAAAAAATACATTAATTGGTAGTAATTTATATATATCACCAATGAATAATGGAGACTTATACAATCCTAATATTACAAGAGCAAATGGTAAAATTTCAAGCTCATTTTATCCTATGGTTAAAATCACATAAAATAACAAAAATTGACTTATATTTTTCTTATACTTTTTCTTATATTTTTCTTATACTTATTAAATACTTATTAAAAAATAAAACATAAAAATAGTAAAAATGAGAGACGGAGATACAGTAATTATAGTAATAATTGTATTGATTGTGTTTATTATGATGTGTTTATGTAGTAAACAGGATACATCAGTAAAACCGTCAAAACCTGTTAAACCGGTTGAAACTATAATAATTATTCAAGATATATAGTTTATTTACTTAACTTGTGTGTCAGCACTCAAAATATAGATTGTGTTTTCAGTAACTACAATATATGATGTGTCTGATTTGTAAGTATTTAGAATTGGGGAAGTATGTTCATCGTCAGATTTGAAAATTATTCTATCCTCACCATCACTTACAATTGTTATTTTACCTTTGAGAGAGTCAATGTAAAAATAAAAACAGATTGGTTTTTTTGTTTTGAGTGCGAGTTTGGTTGCTTGAAGAAGTGTTTTTTCAGTTGGAAGAACTAAACTTGCACCACCATTAGATACTCCCGTAGTTGAAGGAACGATTGTTAAATTTTGCGACATGTTGTTTATAATTAAATATATGCAATAATTTATTTAGATAAAATTACTAATAAAAATTCACAAAATACAATATTAACTACGTAAGTATTTTAATAATTTCATTGGTTTTAATTTATCATTTTGAACGAATTATAGGTATTGGTAAATTGCTAATTACTTGCTAATTACTTGCTAATTACTTGCTAATTACTTGCTAATTACTTATACAATTTCCGTATTATATTTAGTTGAATCAAAACCATTTGGTAATCCTTGAACATTATATATATTACCTGTAAATGGTTGTATTGAATGTTGTTGGTCTACCCCTTGGATAATATTAGTTCCTAAACTATTTTGTTTTTGTTTTATATTATTTGTAATAGTTTCAAATGCAGGGTCAAAATCGTATTCTGCACTTATATCATCATTAGAGCTAGGAGTTTTTTGTAATGCATGTTTATTTATTTCATTATATATATATTCATCATTATCTAGAAGATTATCACAATGCTTAATATTTATTTTTTTATTATGTAGATTATAATGTTTTGTTTTAGAATCATTATCATAACCATGAGTACTAGAATTATTTATACTAGAATTGCCATCTAAATTACTTAAACTTATATCATGAGTTGCATTTCGCCGATGCAGTTCTTGAATTGCAATAATCATCAAAGTTGTAAGAGCTATTGAATATACAGGATCAAAGCATGCGTAATAGGCAATTAAAAATGCATATATAACTTTAAATACATTATCGTCAAATATTTCAAGATATGTTATACTCATACTATTAATAAAAATAATTTGAAGAATTACTAGAATTAAGAATCCATATTTAATAATTGGATTTGCTAGAAATGTAATTAAGATTTCATTAAATTTAGAAAGTTTATTAAATATTAACGACATATTTATAGTATATTTTATTTAATTGTATTTTTTTTAATTGTATTTTATTTTTTATGTTTTATATATTAGGTATTATGTATTATAAATATGTAATATTTTATTTGCATTATTTATAATTTATTATTTACTATTTACTATTTATAATTTATAATTATTTATTTATAAAAATTGAATATAGAACTTGATTGGATAATATATTATATTAAATCATTGTGTATCTAGAACTATTTGTGTATCTAGAATCAAAATAAAATAATACTATACTAATACTATACTAATACTATACTAATACTATACTAATACTATACTAATACTAAAATTTAAAAATGACATCAAAAACAGCATTATCCAATCAAGGGTATTCTATATATAAAAATAGTATTACTGAAAGTGAATTAGAAGTAATTAAAAATGAAATGACAATAAAGCCTTTTACATGTCCTGGATATGGTAATGAGGAAGATGTAGTGCCATATAAATTATATAAAGAAAATACTGATAAAATATATGTTCCATATTTCTATGGACGAAACAAATATGGTGCTCCGCAAACTAATAAACTTAATAAACCAGAACCTATTAATATAGGTTTTACAGCAGAAAGAAAAATGAGACCGTATCAAGAGGAAATTATAAAAACATATTTATCTCATGCACACTCTATTGGTGGAGGTATCATAAGTGTTGGATGCGGTAGAGGAAAATGCTTAGCCAAAGGCACAATAATTCCTCTTTACAATGGAACTAGCAAATTAGTTGAAAAATTAGAAATTGGTGATGCATTAATTGGTGATGATGGAAAACCTAGACTAATATTGAATCTAGGTAGTGGTATATCAAATATGTTTGAAATATCTGGCAATGGTAATGGAAATCATGGTAATCATGGTAATCATGGTAATGATAGTCCACATAACTCATATATAGTAAATAAGGAACATATTTTGACATTTTCAAAGCAAATAAAAGATTGTAATAATAATGAAAAAAATCTAATTGTTGATATACCAATTATGGATTATTTAGCATTACCAGATGAGATTAAAAATACATATAAAGGAATTAAAACACCACTAAAACATTTATGTTCCATTGGAAATATAAATATTGATAATATAAATATTGATGAAACTAATTTCAATATTGATTTTGAAAAATATACAGCACATGAAATTGGATATAAATTAGGCTATATTATATTAAATGCTGCTCAGCATAACATAATAAATCTAGAATACATTCTTTTAGACCATTTAGATAAATATAAAAAAAATATTAAATATATTATTGATTTATATCTAGGACTATTAAAAAGATTTATAATTGGAAATAATCATAGGGCAACTAATCATAGGGCAACTAATAATAGGGAAGAATACATACAAGGATTATTTCCATTTACCCTACCTATACCAGAATATGACCCATGTTTTAACCCGGTTATAAAACTTTTAAACTTAATAGGTATTACATATAAATATACAAATTTAATAGGTCAAATAGGTCAAATAGGTCAAATAGATCAAATAGGTCAAATAGATCAAATAGGTCAAATAGGTCAAATAGGTCAAATAGGTCAAAACAGTTCTATATATAATAATAAATATATAACAATTCTATATGATGAGTATAATGAAGCTACCACAACCCATATAAAGATTACTGAAAAAGGTTTGGGTGAATACTACGGGTTTGAACTAAATGGAAACGGACGTTTTATTCTTAAAGACCGAACCATTACTCATAATACAGTTATGGGTCTTAAAATCGCAGAAGAACTTAAAGTTAAAACGCTTATTCTAGTTCATAAAGAATTTCTAATGAATCAATGGGTTGAGCGTATTAATGAATATTTACCAGATGCAAGAGTTGGATATATCCAAGGCAAAACCCTTGATATAAATCATAAAGATATTGTATTAGCAATGATACAAAGCCTTAGCGACCCTAGAAAAGATAAAGATTATCCTGAAAACCTATTTGAAAGTTTTGGACTAGTAATTGCAGATGAGTGTCATCATTTAGCTGCAAGACAATTTTGCCGTTCATTGGCAAAATACCCTTTTAAATATACATTGGGACTTAGTGCTACACCTGACAGAGCAGACGGACTTGCCCGTGTATTTAAACATTATTTAGGAGATATAGTTTATAAAGATGCGGAAATATTACAATCTGCGGAAGACATTGCAATTGAACACATTCCTAATTCAACCGTAGAACTATATATATATAAATTGGCAAAACCCAGTGTAGATATGAAATATAATAAAGAGGAGATAAATTATAAGAAAAAGCCTAATATTGTATCAATGAAATCAAATGTTGCAAATTGTTTGCATAGAACGCGTTTTCTATTATCATTTTTGCCTAGATTAATAGCAGAGGGTCGCACGGTATTAATACTTAGTTGCCGTAGAGTGCATATTACCCAAATGGAAACACTTATTAATGAAATGGTTATTGAATTATCAATTCCAGAATGCACCGTTGGATTGTATGTAGGTGGTATGAAACAAGAAAACCTAGATATTAGTGCAACTAAGCGTGTTATAATAGCTACATATGATATGGCAGAAGAAGCATTTGATTGTAAATCGTTGAATACATTGATATATGCAACTCCACATAAGAATATTAAACAGGCGGTGGGTCGTATTTTAAGAGAAGAAAAGAAAAAACGCAAAATAATACCTCTTATAATTGATATTCAAGATGTGTTTTCAACATTCAATTCATGGAATAAGATGAGAATGAAGTATTATAAAACTGAAAAATATCCTATGAAAACATTTGATGTTTTAGTTAAAAATATAAAAGAAACTCCTGAAATTAAATTTATTAAAGATGTAAATTTTAATTGTAAAACTGGTAAAAAAGACAAGAAACAATCTAATGGGGTTGATAATGGAGATGGTAATGGTGTGTGTAATGATACGCCTGAGGATGAAGATGGAAATGTAGATGAAAATGATAATGGATATGATGAAGATGGAGATGATAAAGATGGAGATGATAAAGATGAAACTGAATCATATGAAATCAATTTCTAAGCCTAATATGTATTCATGTGTGTATTCATGTGTGTATTCATGTGTGTATTCATGTGTATGTATAAATAAAATGTAAATTTGTATCTATAATATTATTAGCAATATTTATTTTTTCATCTATTTTTTCATCTCCATTTTCATTATATTTAATTATCTCATTATTATTAATTTTTTCATTAATAAACTGTCTAATTTCATTCATATTATAATCATCAAAAATAACAGGTTTATTATTATTAATTAAATATTTAATATTATTAAAATCATGTTCAAATATATCTTTTGTATGTCCACCATCAATATGACAAAAATCATATGTATTTAATTCATTTTTATTGTTTTTTATATAATTATAAATTGTTTTAACAGAATTACCATATATTATATTAATTTTTGTATTTGGAAATTCAGTTCTTATATAATCTAAACAAGGCTCTGTGTATTTGTGATTATTCAAATCAAATAATAAATATTCGGCAGTAGGATTTACAAGTACCATAAGTAATAAACTATGACATGCATTTACACCAATTTCACAAATTTTACTTTTATTTTTACAAATATATTGTAAATTTTTAATCTTAGCTAGATTGTCATTATATATAAAATTATATGGCGTAATATCACAAATTAAATTACCCTCTACTTTTTCATCAATATTTTCTAATATTTTTGATATAGAAATAATATGTTTATTTGATTGTAGGTCAGTTGAATCCATTATTAAAGTTTTATAAAGGTTTGTAAAGGTTTGTAAAGTTTTATAAATTTTATAATATAAAACTTATTTATAATAATTATTATAGTTCTATAACTATTGTGGCTTTAAGTATATTAAATATAAATCCTATTAAAAATAATATAAACAAACTCAAAGAAATAAAAACCCACATAAACCCAAATGCATATTATCTTATTTGATAGACCTGATAGGCTAGGTGCTAATATAATTAATTATATTGCCCAAATATTATTTGCTTATAATAACAAATATCATATTAAATATATTAACAATAATAAAAATAATTATAAATATAGTGATAGTATTTTTGTAATTTGTTTATTTAATATTATTGATAATTATAATAAAAATTTAGATAAAATAAAATGGGATTCTATTGAGGATAAGGATGGTAATGATGGTAATGATATATTAATTACAATGGAAAACCAACATGATTGGATAAGTATAATAAGTCATGTATCGCAAAATATACAAAATGATTTAATTAGTTATTTTACAAGTAATATTTTTAATTTGATTAAAGATGATTTTATAAAACTAACAACAGAAAAAAACTATAATAATAATATTCCATTTGATATAGATAAAACAATATTAGTTCATTTAAGATTAGATGATGTTTCAAATAGACCAGATTATGATGGCTCAATATGCTCTAATTATTATAGAAATAAAATGAACAATAATCAAAATTGTATTTGTGAATTTTATAATTCGGTAAATAATCAGGCTCCTTTATCAAAAGAAAAACTTGTAAATGTAATAGAAAAAGCAAAAGTAAAATATAATGATTATAAGGTTATATTGTTGGCATCACCAAATTCAAATACATCATTTCTAGATTATCCGGTAATTAAAAATGATGATTCAAGCTATGATTTATATTTATTAACAATGTGTAATGTAGTTATTTTATCAAGGAGCACTTTTGCATTATCATCATTGTGTTTTACTGATAGTAATAAAAAAAAAGATGTTTATATACCATTATGGGGTCATTTTGTATGTTGTGGTTTAGATACAATATATGATAAAAATAACTATAATTATTTTTATTAGTTTGTTTTTACTTATTAATGTGTTTTTAGTTATTAATGTGTTTTTAGTTATAAATTTGCATCAATTATTTTAATAATTTCTGTATATTCTAGTGAATTTTCATTTTTTATTTTATTTATTAATTCCATATTTACAAAATTAGGATGAACATACCAGTCTTCATATGGATTTCCAGTGTTTTTAACATCACAAAATACTAATACATAACCATTTCTATTAAATATTTCCCTTGATTTGATTCTAGTTTCAAAATGATTTCCTGTATAAATATCATGTTCAAATGTTATAACAGAAAAAGTATAATTTTTAAATATTGTTTCATCTAATAATTGTAATGTTTTTAGTGTTGAATTATTACTAACTTCTAAATCTATTTGTAAATAATCCATATTTTTAGGAAAATTATATTTATTAAATAATTCTTCATAATCAATTGTTGTTGCATCTTTAATTATATAATTAGATGTTCTATGTAATTTATATAATTTTTCATATTGATTATCATATTCTACCATTAATCCATTCCAATTGTATTTTTTTTCCAAAATATATGAATTATTGATATTAATTGGATGATTGCTACCTATTTCTAAAAAAAAACCATTATTTTTAAAATTAAGCATCTTCAATACAAATTCATCTTGTTTACTTTGTCCTAAAAATAAAGTCATGATATAATTTATTATTGATTTATTAGTTATTGATTAGTTATTGATTAGTTATTAATTAGTTATATATTTACATTGTAATAAATTTTAATTACAAACGAAATTATGTTCCATAATCGCAAAATGTTTTCGTATTATCGCTATATGATGGTCTTTGAATTCCAATTCTTTGTGTAAAACAATACCATTTACTATTTGGTTGTAATCTTTTCCAAATTTGGTCATTTGCATAGTTCCAATGTTGTCTTGTAGTTTCTAATAATGGTATTGCATATTCATATAATTCAATTAAATTATTATAAAATGATTCATTAACTATATAAGCAGATGCAGTTTGTGCATCTAGAACTTTATTTAAAAATGGAAATTCATTACACATCTCACTTTTATTTAAATTGTATCCTAACATACATACATTAAAATCAATGGGTTTTGTTTCATTACTAATGCTGGTATCATAACTGGTATCAATATTACTACCAAATAATTTTAGTATATTATATTCAAATTCTTTTTTTGATACTATAAATTTAAAATCATCTTCAAATATTAGAATATTTTTATATTTTCTATCCCTTGCAATTTTCATAACTTCTAGATGTGATTTTGTACATCCAACTATTCCAAAATCAGGATTTGAAATAGCATTAAATCTTTCATATGGTATATTAAACCCGTCTAATTCAGCCTCAATTTCTTTTAATCTATCAGTTCTATGTTCTAGATTAATATAAAATACTTTATCTATATATTTAGTAATATTAAAATTAGTAATAGTAAGATTATTGATATCAATATTAGGTATACTATTATAATTTAGTATGTATTTACTTGGTACATTTAGAATAGAATCATTGTGGTCTGATTTATAAGTCTCTATATTCCAACCACAATCTTGTTCTAGCCACAACCATGTATTTACTTCCCAATTTATAATATTAGTACCAGAATGTTTAATATAATTAGGCAATTCATTTTTAACTAGTAAATACATATCTTTTAGCGAGTCTTTATCACCAATATAAAAACCTCCACAAAATCGCCATTGTATATTTGTTGTAAGTAATTGTTTATTCTTATTTATAATATTAAGAGATTCATTCTTAGTCCAACAACTGGGAAATACTAGCAATTTATCAATTAATTGTGTGTTTGATAAATTGAATAAATCAGTAAGAGTTTTTTGTGGATTTCTTAGAATATGACATATACCAAAATCAATCCATGCAAAATGGTTAGTATTAAATGGATTAACTATTGATGCTTTATATACAAATTCACTTTTAGAATTCATTAATATCATATAGTTCTTTGTATCTTTTTTTATATTTGAAACAATGGGTATTTCTGGATTATGGTCCATAATAATTTTATATGTTTCTGTATCTTTTAATTCTAGAATACGCATTAAAACTACATTTGGAAACTGTTTTTGTAAATCTAATCCTATTAATTCATAGCTAGATGATACATATAAACATATTGATATACCTGATGATGCAAGTTGCTTAAATAATGATACATAATTATCACTTGTTCTTACATGTTGTCTATCATCTTCATATAAATCTATAAATGCAGTTACAAATGTTATTTTAGTTGATGACATTGGTGTTTCTATTGACATTTTATATAAAATTAGTTTAATAATAAAATTAGTTTAATAATAAAATTAGTTTAATAATAAAATTAGTTTAATAATAAAATTAGTTTAATAATAAAATTAGTTTAATATACTTTTATATTAATATTTTTATACTTACTTAAAAAATTATCTAACTTAAAAATATAATTATTTAATTTTCAAATAAAGTAAAGTAAAGTAAAAAAGTAATACAGTAAAAAATGCATATAGCAATATTATTTTATGGTAGAATTAATAAATATACAAATACATTTTTATTAAATTCTTTACCACAAAAACATACTTATGATGTTTATTATTCAGCAGATTTAGAACCTAATGAGTTATTAGATGATTTTATTAAAATATATAAACCAATTTCTGTAAACAATGACAAAATATCATATGATGTTGATTTTGGAAAATATCCAAATACTAAAACTCATCCAGTTAATATTCATAATATGACATGTCATTTTATAAATAAAAAACGCGTATTTAATTTACTTGAAAACTATATTAATCTTACAAATACAAAATATGATATTATCATTGCAACTAGACTTGATTTATTTATAGATACCCTAACTCTAGATATACCATTACCAAATACTATATATATTCCAAAAAATGAGGACTATACTGGTATAAATGACCGTTTTGCTATGGGAGATTTTCAAACGATGAAAAAATATATGAATATATATGATAATTGTGTATATTTACTTGAAAATAAGATATCAGTTGCTCATCCAGAAAATCTAACACTATATAACATTGAATATTATAAACTAAATATTGTAAGATTTGATATAAATTATAGTATTATGAGATAAAGGAAAACAGGAAAACCTAAAAACTAAAATCTAAATACACAAAAAATAATTGTAATATTCCATCAAATTTTTCATAAATTTAATTGGAAATATTTTATCTAATAATTTATCATTATCTTCACTATTAAACCAAACACATACAATAAATGGAAATATACATAAATTTGTCTTAAAATCTACCATAAAATCATCATATGTATATGTTTTTAGTTTTTCATTTATTAAACAATAATAATAATTTAAAACCAATTCAACTTTCATTTTATCAAATATAATACTTTCTACTAATAAAAATACAATATCACTTACACCTTTATTTAATTGTATATATTGCCAATCTAAAAAATAAGGTATATAAATATCAGTATTAGAATTAGCATTATTATTAGAATTACCATTTCTATAAAATATATTTGCTGATTTTAAATCTCCATGACAAAAACTTAAAGGAAATGTAGATGTTTGTGTAATATTATTATCATAATTATTATAACATTTATGCATAATTTTAATTTCATTAGGCTTTAAAACTAATTTATGTTTTTCAATAAATAAATCAAATCTCTCTGTTAACAATTGTTTAAAAAATACAAGGTCTTTCATATTTGATATAGTTTTCATATTTAAAGGCATTTCATTTTCATTATTAAAATAATATTGTGTATGTAATTTGGAAATTTCTGCAACTATATTTAATAATATTTGTGTATTATTATTCAAATCTATATTGAAAACGCCTTTATATTTAAATAAATTTTCAAGAATAATACCTTTACGAATGCATTTATCTTCTGTATTTCGATTATCTTCTACATCATCATCAATTGTTATAACTCCGTAATATTTAGGTATATTTATAATATGATTGATTGAATTGCAAATATTTTTATAAAAATTTATTTCATTATTATATAAATTTATTTTTTCAGCTATTTTTGATAATTCATTTTCAGTATTATTTATTTTCAATATTATATTTTCATTACTATTATCATTATATATTACTTTATATGATTGTATATCACATATATATCCCGTTTTTAATTTAACATCATTATGAATAATATTTTTTATTGGATATATTTGTATTAATTCATTTTTAATTATATTACATATGTTTTGCATATTTTGCATATTATCTATATTTTGCATATTATCTATATTTTGTATATTATCTATATTAAATATGTTTTCGATATTAAAATTTATATAATTTGAAATCTTATACTCGTTTGCATTAATAATATCTTTACATGAATTTTCATTACATATTAAAATTATTTTGTAGACTTGTGTTTGTTTTGCACTAATATAACCCGAATAACTATCTTCAAAAATAATAGTTTTTGTTTTATCTAAATTTAATTTCTCAATTGCTTTTAAATAAGGTTCAGGGTCGGGTTTATGTTTTATACAGTCATTAGCCGTTATTAATAAGGAAATATATTCATTTAATCCAGTTTTTTCTACAATATATTCTGCTGATTTTTTATTACAACTAGTTACTATTGCAATTTTTCTATTTTTATGTAATTTAAAGAAATCAAGGGCGCCAGGTATCAAGATAGAGTTTGTATTGTTTGTATTGTTTGTAAGTAATTCAATAAATAGTTCATCTTTTAAATTTGAGATTTCAGTTATTAAATCATTAGTAATATTTGGTAATAGGTAATTTAAAAATAAAACATCATTTTTTCCTTTAATAAAATTATCAAAAAATATTTTATCTACTACAAATTGAAAATTATATTTTTTGAAAATTATATTCCATACTTCTGTATATATATGGTCTGTATTAACTAGGGTTCCATCTAAATCAAATAAAAATGTATATTCATATTCTTTAACTTGTTTTGGTGTTCCCAGTGAATAATAATATTTATTTTGTATATTTTCATTTTTGAATTCTATTTTTTGATTTATCATTTCTTTAATAATAGATGAAATGTAATATTCATTTTTTTGCATTAAATTATTATTAATTATAAAATTAGAATAATATAAGAGCTGATGCCATGATTTAAAACCATAAGCACCACAACATGCATTATTAGAAATTTTTTCTTTCTCTATAATATTTTCTATAACGTTTGTTTTATTATTTGTTGTTGTATTTGTTGTTATATTTGTTTTTGTAGTAATGTAAGAATATATTGGCTCATTTAATGTATCTATAAAAGTAAATACTTTATTTTCAAAATTCCATAATTTAATAATATCAGTAGTATAAAAATTATCACTATCTATACATAATATTGGGCAATCAATTATTTCTTTCTCTATTTTTTGTAAAGCAATGCAAACAGTATCTGCTGCTCCTCTGGTATTATTTTCTAATATCAAGAATTTAAAATTAATAGATGGATATCTTTCAATTAATAATTGTTCTAAATTATATTTTACATACTCTTTATTATATGGAATATATGCAAACTCAATGTTATTTGTAATAGTAGGATTAGTAATATTAGTAATACTAGTAAGATTATCAAGTAGATGAAATATTATAGGCTTATTATCTACTTTTATTAGTGCTTTTGGCAATATATATCCATCATTTTTAAACCTTTCTCCTGTTCCACCTAATGGTATTAAAATAATCATTTATAGAATAGTTTATAGAGTAGAGTAGTTTATAGAGTAGAGTAGTTTATAGAGTAGAGTAGTTTATAGAGTAGAGTAGTTTATAGAGTAGAGTAGTTTATAGAGTAGAGTAGTAGGTATAATAATTATTACTATGTTTATTATGTTTACTATTTTTACTTTGTTTAATATTTTAAGTTTTAATACGAATATTTTATTTTTGTGTTGCTAGATACATATTATTAACTCCATATACTTGTATGATTTTATATTCTAATTTTGTTAAAAAATTAAACAGTTCCTTACTATTAGTTTTTGCATTATTACATTCAAATAATATTTTTGGATAATTGGAGTTTTTTAATGTTTGTATTGCACCATATAAAACATGTAGTTCATTTTCTTCAACATCCATTTTTATAAATCCTATATTATCAATATTAAAACTATCTAGCGTCTTGATTTCTATTTTTTCTGTATTTAAAATATTAGTTTGTGATGTATTATTTATTACTGTTGAACCACCCCCATCATCACTAACTATATATAAATCCTTAATACCAACTTGTTCTGTCGACCCTAAACCATAGTTAATACAATTAATATTTCTAATATTTGATAAAGCAACACTACCACACAAAGCATAGTAAGTCATTTTTTGTGGTTCAAATGCATATACCTCACTTACATTATTAGATAAAGCAATAGAATATGTTCCGGTATGAGCTCCAATATCTAGAAATACTTTTGTTTTATCGCAAAATTGTTTTGCCCATTCTATTAACTGTGATTCAAACAAACCATTATTCATATAATATGTTATATTATTTTGAGGTAATATATAATGATGCAATTTATTCAAATAAATAATTTGATTATTATCATTATTATGTATTGGTTTATCTGTATGTTTTGTAAGAATAAAATAGGAACATGACATTCTGGTTGTAGTTTATAATTTGTAATTTGTAGTTTATAGTTTGTAATTTATTTATTGTATCTAGATACATAGTTAATATTTGTTTGTAAAAATCTCTTTATGTTCTAGATATTAAATATTAAATAATAAATAATATTTAATATATTAAAAATTGAAATAATATAAATATAAAAAACATATATATACATATATATACATATATATATTAATTATATATCTAGATACAAATATACTGATGATGAATAATTTAGATAGTTTAGATAGTTTAGATAGTTTAAGTATAAATAATGATTCAATTTCTAATGAAACTAATGAAACTAATGAAATGAATAATAGAAAAGTTAAAAAAATAATAAAATTAAAGAAGAAAACTGAAAAAGAACATAAACAAGTTTTGGGTCAGTTTTTTACTACTAAATATGAATATATTTTACAAGATTTCACAATACCTGAAAATATAGTTAATATAATAGAACCATTTGCAGGAGATTGTGATTTATTAAATTTTATGGATATAAAAAACGCAACACATCATGATATAAATGGTATAGAAATTAAAAAATATAATATAGAACTTTATGATATTGACCCTAAGCATAATTATATTATAAAAAGAGATACTATACAAAATCCACCATCATACAATGATAAATTTATATTATCTAATCCTCCATATTTAGCTCGAAATAAATCCAAAGAAAAAGCGGTATTTGATAAATACGATGTTAATGATTTATATAAATGTGTTATTAAGGAACTCATTACGAATAAAGCCCTAGGAGGTATACTTATAATACCTCTTAACTTTTGGTCATCTATAAGATTAAATGATATTTTATTAAGAAAAGAGTTTTTAGAAATATATAATATTATACAATTAAATATATTTGAAGAGAATGTGTTTGATGATACATCATATACTGTTTGTTCATTTCAATTTATACTAAAATATAATATAAGTGATACTATGACTAATAGTGATACTATGACTAATAGTGATACTATGACTAATAGTGATACTATGACTAATAGTGATACTATGACTAATAGTGATACTAGAAATGAATTAAAACTTACAATTTATCCATCAAAAACACAATTAATAACTTATTTAGAAGATAAAAATAACTATATGTTTGGAGGTGAAATATATAAATTATTGAATAAAGATACATATAAAATTACTAGATTAACTGAAAAAAATAAAACTAAATCCAATACTAATATTTTAGTAAAATGTATTGATGATAATGATAAAAATAAAATTGGATTATTATTTGAAGCCGATAATGATAAACTATATATTGATGATACACCAAATCAAACTGCTAGAACATATGCAACTTTAATTATTACTCCATCTATAAATATTGAAAAACAAAAAAAATTAGTTATAAAATTTAATAAATATTTGAATGACCATAGAAAAAAATATAATTCTTTATTTCTAACAAATTATAGGGAAAGTAAAGATATTGCAAGAAAACGCATTTCATTTGACTTGGTATATTCAATAGTTGGACATATATTAGATAATTTTGATATATATTGAATAATTTTGAGTTAAAATAAGCTCATTTATTTAAAGATAAGCTCATTATAATTTATTTTTATTTTTTATGTTTTAATTTCATTACCTTTTTACCTTTAGTTTGAACTATATTTTCATTTGCATTTGCATCTATAGTTTCATGTTTATTTTCAATTGATTTTACATTTATATTTTTACTATCAGTATGACTAGTCCACCAATTATTAAATTCTTTCAAATCACCAATAAATATATATTTATTTATTAAATTTATATCATCTTTGAAAATATCTAATAAATAACTAAATTTATTTTTATGAATATAACAAAATTTACCATCTAATATATTTATAAAATATGTTGTAATTGGTATTTTTTTTGTTTTTTCTATTTTCAAATAATTTATCATACATTTTACAAAATGATATACCTCGCGCAAACTACGTGTTTGTGCTCCTCCAGTTTCACATATAAATTTTAGATTAAAATAGTATTTATTTGTATTTATTTTAACTATACTATCAAAATCTTCTGTATATTCAAAACCATCAGGTTCTTTTAATGGATATTGTTTATATATAATGTTATAATTTCTCATGTCAAATCTTTCATATGTTATTGGACATTTAATTTTAATTATATATTCAATAACTGCTCTTTGAAATTTTTCACATTCATTTTTTTTACCATTAAAATACCATTTTTGAGCTTTACGCCAATCTGTAGTTTGGTTATTAGATGTAATTAAAACTAATTCTGCATCCGTATTTGCAAAAATAATAACATTCTCATTGGATTTCTTACAGATAGTCTGCATTTTTATAATTATATTAGGCTTATTAGGCTTTAATCATTATTAATTAATTATTTTTATATTCAATTTTTATATTTACTTAAACTTAAACTATAACTATCTAGATACATAAATATAAGAAACTTAAGAAATATAAATATATATCTAGATACATAAATATAAGAAACTTAAGAAATATAAATATATATCTAGATACATAAATATAAGAAACTTAAGAAATATAAATTGAATAAAATGACTGAAATACTTGACGATGACAACAATAATACTGAAACACGAGAACAAAATATTGATACTACTCCAAATATAGAATTTCAAATGAATAAATTTGATGATAATGAATATTTTAATACTAAATATATACCTGAAAATGCATTATTTACACATCTAGATACTATACAAAAAATTAAGAATTTTTATTATAATAATATTGATATTCCAATATTAATTCATGGTCGTAAAGGAATAGGCAAATTATCATGTATACTAGGACTATTACAACATTTACCGTGCTATTTATATGATACTAATAAATCTAATTCTAATTATAAATCTAATTCTAATTCTAAATCTAATTCTAATTCTAAAAATAATAATACAATTATAAATAAAATAAATAATATTAAATATTTTAAGGTTCTAGATGTAGATTATAATAAAATATTATTTTTTGATAACATATTTATAATAAACATGGAAATCTTGAATAGCAATACAGAAATAATGGATTATTTAAAATATATTTATCAAATTGCAAAATCTAGCAATATTACAATCTATAATTTAGATTATGATGAAGATAATATAGATATAAATACAACTAAAAATACAAACAAAAATACCAATAATAATACAAACAAAAATACCAATAATAATACAAACAAAAGCAAAAATAAAAATAATACTAATCAAGATAATCAAATACCAATAGATAAAAAAATTATAATAATAACACATATTGATAAATGCAATTTAGAAGCACAACATTACATAGCATTTATGCTAGATAAAATTACTACCTATGTATCTTATATTTTTACTACACAATCAATAAATATTATAGACAAGAAAATTATATCATCATGTGCCCCTATTACTTTTCGTAATTTAGATGAAGCACATTTTGTAAAAGTATTTAATTACAATTATAAAGAAATTCTAAACCTAAAAAATATTAATTTAACACTACCACATGTTAAAAAAATATACCAAATGTATATTTGCAATAATTATAATATTGGTAATACAATAGCACAATTTAAATATTATTTGTCTAAGGATAGTATTACATTTTTAAAAGATATCCAAAATACAAAATCATTAATTTATAGAATTGCTGAGAATTTTATTCGCAAATATTTGCTAGAACCTAATATTAGTAATGCAATAGCTATTCGCAAATTTCTATATATATTATTATCTTTAAATATGAAACTAATTATATTTATTAAAGAAGTTGTAAATCAATTATTAAACATGCAGAAATATGATAATTGCAAAAAAATACTATTAATAGACAAAGCCGGTAAATTATCAACAGACTTAGCAGATTGTAATAAAGAAATTGTTGTTATAGAAGCATTTATTTATGATATTATGTGTTTATGATTGATATCTAGATACATAATTATAAATATATTAACTAATCTATTAACTAATATATTAAATATTAAGTAATTAATATCTATGTTATCTTTAATAATCTATAATCTATAATCTGTAATAAAAATAAAATGCCTATTAAGAAATACAAATTGAATAAAACAACTAAAAATTATAAAAAAACAAATTCAAGATTAACTAAACGTCAACGGCGTTTGAGAAGTATGAAACAGAAGAAATCTAATTCTAAATCTAATAAATATTATAAATATGGTAAATATGGTAAATATGGTAAATCTAATAAAAAATTATCAGGTGGGTTTTCATCAAGTTGTAATATGGCAACTGTTAAAGAACCAGGTTTTATTGTTGATAAACTTGGGTCAATTAATGGATTATCAATTCCTAGTATGAGTGCTGCTATATATCGCCCTAATTGTCAACAAGATACATATCAAGCTATGACACCATAAATACTAATTCATATATTCATGTATCCATATATCTCGTTCAGTCGAACACTAATGTTGTTGGAAAATTATGTATAGAAAGTGATTTTGATGCTGCACTGGATATTTCTTTTCTTTTTTTACGTGTAGAACCACCAGTTTTTTTACCTTTTAAACTTGTATGAATATCAACATTTATTGTAGCTTCTGCCTTACTTTTCTTTAATTGTATATTTTGTGGTAATTGTATTGGTATTAGTTGTAATGAGTTTAGTTGTAATGAGTTTTGTTGTAATGAGTTTTGTTGTAATGATTGTGATGGTTGTTCTGGTAATTGTATAGGTGTTAGCATTCCATCATCATCTAATTGTATAGATGCTGCAAGTGTTGATGGATTTAATTTAGTTCCTGTCTTTTTAACTGTTTCACAACGCAAATTCATATCTACATCAATAAGTTTTAAATGTTTTTCAATATAATCAACAATATGTTGTTCTAGAGCCCATTTAAAAAAATTTAGCTGACCTACAGTAGTTATAAAATATTTATTATCCTCATAATAAAATCGTATCCTATTACGACGGCAAAATGGGTCAAAATTGCGTTTGCTATATGCTTTAAGCTGACCCTTATAATTATTATGAACAATTATATAATTATCAAATGATTGCAATTGTTCAGGTGTTTTATCTATTTTTGATATTTCATCCTTATAATCATACACATTATAAAGAATATTAAATTTCTTACAATAATTAGTGACAAACCAATCAATTAAACGCAGAGATATAGATTCACCCTTTAAAATCGTAATAATCTTATTTAACATTAATCTATTAGAGAAAAATTTTGTAATAGGTATAATTAATAATGCCTGTTTAGAACTAATGTTTTTACATGATTTAATTACTATGTTAACTTTTTCAGTTGTATCTGTTTTATCATTACTATTGGATTTATCGTTTTTAGCGTTTTTATCGTTTTTATCTGTTTTGTCTGTTTCTAATACTGTTAATCTAGTTTGTTGCAATTGTTCTATTATTGGTAAAATTGACTTTAATTTAGGTAATTTTGTTTTAGTTTTCTGTATTTTATCTTTCAAGACTTTATCTTTCAAGACTTTATCTTTTAAGACTTTATTTTTTAAGATTTTTTTATGAGAAGAATTAAGTTCTTGTGTTTGTTCTTGTGTTTGGTCTTTTTCTATTATAGTTTGATTAATTATATTTCCATTTAAGGCATCATTGAAACTCATTTAGTATCTAGATATTATATTAATTATGTATTATCTACAATATTTCATTCAATGTAGCAATTTGTAATTAAATATTAAGTTTGTCTTTAAGTTAGTAAAAATACATTTAGTATTTAAAATTTATTATTATATAAATTATTTTTCTAAGTAAAATATAAATTGGTAGTATTAGTATTAGTATTAGTATTAGTATTAGTATTAGTATTAGTATTACAATATGACATCAATAGGCAATATGTATAATAGATATAATAAATCTAATATTGGAAAATCAATAAATAAAATAGATAATAAAATACATGATAAAACTGGTTATAGCACAAAACATATTATAATTGGCTTTATTACTGTATGTGTTCTAGCATGGGTTATATTTGCCTTATATAATAAATATTTTAGTAATGGAAGGGGAATTTTTTCTAATAATTTAGAATTGACAATACCAACAATGAAACGCCCATTCTTAAATTTATATGCAGTTATGAAAGATAATAGAGAAGTAGCAACAAATATTGTCTTTATTACACATAGTTTTACAAGAGATGATTGTGAGGTTGATTATAAGAAATTTAAAGCAGATGGAATGCATTTCTTGGGGTTGAGTTCTTATAGCGAATTTCCGGGACAAATTACTAATCCACATGATGTTTTACATGACCCTAAACACAAGGCGTATACATATAATTACTTTGACTTAACACGGGGTTGGTGTAGTGTGTTTCGTGAAGAAATTAATCAAAAGATATTTCCAAAAGATTTTCCAAGGATTAATATGGCTGAAAGCGATTTTGCTAAATTCAAAACCCATCTACCTGACCCTAATGTTAAAAAAGAATATGATTTTATTTATATTTGTTTAAAGGACGGGGAAAAATGCGAAATTGGGTGGCAAAGTACAATCCGTGAATGGGAAATGACAAAAAAATGCCTAGCAATAATGTGTAAAAAATATAAATTAAAAGGTTTGCTTTTAGGTAGAATTAATTGTGAAGTACCAGATAATTGTCATCAATTAATGGAACTAACAGATTTTCAAGAGTATTCAAAATTTATCACAAATTTTAATAAATGTAGGTTCGTTTTTTGTGGGTCAATGAGAGATGCATCTCCACGAACTGTTACAGAAGGAATTTGTTTTAACTTACCTGTTTTAATGAATAAAAATATACTTGGAGGATGGCAATATATAAATAATGAAACAGGTGAATTTTTTGACCCTGATAATATTGAAAATGGTTTTGAACCAATTCTAGATAAATTTATAAAAAAACTAAATAACAATGAATATAAGCCAAGAGATTGGTATATTAAAAATTATGGTGAATTAAATTCAGGAGCAAAACTATTTGACTTTGTAAAATCTGTATTCAAAGAAAGTGAATTGAATATTAAATATGATGATGTACAATATATGAAACCCGGAATTTAGAAATAATAAATAATAAAAAAATAATAAATAATAAATATAATTAATGTTTCTCATATTCTAATAAAGTTTTCCATTTTTCATCCTTAAAGGAAATCCAACCATCAAAATATAAATATATAACAGAAACCAATACTTTTGGTAATTCTATTTTATGATTAATCATTGAATTAATTAAATCACCAATTAATTTATAACGTTTTTTAATTTCTTCAGGTTTATTTCTATCATTATCAGGTAAATAATCATCAGGATTAAATCTTATAAAATAAACAGGCATTCCACCAAATGATTGACCAATATTAATCATTCTAGTTTGTTCGCAAACACAATTTCTTTCTCTATGTTGATTTTCATCACATTCTAAAATTATTATATAATCATCACACTCATATACTCTGTCAGGTCTTTCCAAACCACAAATACCACCATCAACAGTTCTATCCGTAGTTTTACCATTAAGATTAATATTATCTAAATAACTCATCAATGCATTTTGTTTAAGTAATTGTGTTCTTTTAAAAATTTCTGGATTACAATATTCACATTTATTATCTTTATCCAAAATCATAATTAATCCACATGATATACAAGGCATTTCTACTAAATTTAGTTCATCTTCTTTTTTATGAGTTTCACAATGATAAGGTATATAATTTTTACCATATATAGCAGACATTCTACATTCTAGACATTTACCATTTGGTCTTTTAATCATTCCTTTTTCACGATGAATAAAACATTTTGTTCTTTTACAACCAGGTTTTCCATATTTAGAATGTGATATACAATTGTCAGATAAACATTTCCAGGATAAATCGTATAAATTTACCATATCTTTTTCTTTATGTTTACAGCAATATTTTAATTCTTTACCAATAAAACCAAATACACATCTTTTTTCACATTTATCTATTTCACAAAGTTTATGATATACATCAAACATTTTATCTTTTTTGTGTTTAAAACAATGTGTTGCTATTTTAGATACTAAACCAAATGTTGGTTGTGTTTTACATCCATTTTCAATACATTTTTTAGATTTAATATTTATCATTCCAGTTTCAATATGGTTTTCACAATATTTTGGTTGTAGACCAATAAAATTATAAGATGCTGTCATAATACAGCCATTAACATTGCAATTTATTTTTCTATATATTTTCATATCATTAGTTTTATGAATTTTACAAAATTTAGGCATTTCACCAGTAATACTGTATGTTGCTTTTTTATTACAATCTATATTTTCACATTTTTTAGATGTAATGCATATCATATTAGGCTTTTTATGTTGAAAACAATATTCTTTTTTTTTATCTTTTAAACCAAATGTTGCAATTGTAGTGCATTCTTTACATCTTATAACACCTGCTAAAATCATAATATCAGTTTTATGTGTTTTACAATGAGAGCTTTTCTTTCCAATTATTGAGTAATATGCTCTATCAAAACAATCTTTTTCAATACAATATTTATACGATACATTAACCATTCCTATTTCTTTATGTTCATTACAATATAATTCTTTCTTTATACCTTTAAAATTATAACGAGCATCTTTATTACAATCTTTATTTTTACAATTATCAGAGAATATATTTAGCATACTATCTGTCTTATGTTTTCTACAAAATCTTTTATCTTTAATATCTTTTTCTACAAATTGTCCTCTAAATAAGCATTTTTTATCATAACAATAACTATATTTTTTAATTTTTTTAGAACCTGTTTGATTATGTTCTGTACATAATTTACCAATTCCTTTTAATATAAATAAAGCATTACTTTCACAATTATCAATAGAACAAATATTCGGCATTTTATATAATTTTATATAATTTTATATAATTTTATATATATTATATGTTTAATATATGTTTAAATCATTTTTTTTGTAATGTAAATTATAAAAATATAAAGTAAAATAAACTTATTATCTTTAAGTTTTACCAAAACTTAACCAAAAGCTAGGGAGGCTAAAGCCTCCCAGAATATAATTAAGTTTTACCAAAACTTAACCAAAAGCTAGGGAGGCTAAAGCCTCCCAGAATATAGATTTTTTAATTATTTTCAATTAATTTTATTTTATATTATTATATTAAGTATCTAGAACATATATTTTCAAAAATAAATACAAATACAAATAAAATACAAATACAAATAAACATACATAATGAAAAAAGTTATAACAATGGTAAAAATTAAATGTTGTAAGTGTGCGGGAGGTCGCGGTGCTTGGTTAACAAGGTGTTATGATCACAAAAAATATTGTTGCACTAAAAATAGAAAATTTATTATAGAAAGAAAATTTTCAAAAAAGGAATTAAAGGAAAAAGAAAGAAAAAGAAAGAGTAAGCGTAAGGAAAAACATAAAACACTTGTATCAAAACTTAAATTTTGGTAATGTTTTATAATTTCATGTTTTGTTTTATATTTTAATTTAAATAATAACTATTAAATAATAACTATTAAATAATAACTATTAAATAATAACTATTAAATAATAACTATTAAATAATAAATATTAAACAATTTATAATGGCACAAAAAGCATATATTATAATTGATAATAAAGTTTTAGAAGCACGAGACTATCAAGCAGATGCATTAATAAAAACTATAAAAGAAAAAACAGGTAAAAAAATATATGAAATAATGGAACATGTATATATATGTGAAAATGGAACAATTAAATTTAGTATTGTTAAACAAGAAACTAGATTGGCAGATGGTTTTGGTGTTTATGAACATTTATCTTTTACTGAAAAACAATCATTATATGTTTTTACAAGAGAAGACGGAACGAATACTTATATATCACAAAATCGTGAAACACTTGTAAAACTATTACGAAATTAATTATTATTAATTATATTTTCAATATCTTAATTATATTTTCAATATTTTCAATATTTTTACATATTCTAGAAACCTAGTTCATCAATACCTACATTAATTCTAACTATAAAATAGTCTAAATATAAACTAGTATCTAGAACTATAAATAATATAAATGGATGTATCTGCAAATAATATAATAATAAGTATTCTAGCATTATTCATAATTATCTATGCTTACAATGATTATATTAAACCAATTATAACTAATTTAATCCAAGGGAAAACATCTATACAATCAATAACCGAAGCTTTTACATCACAATATTCATCGCTATCATCATCGTCATCATCATCATCAAAGTCTAGCCTTTCCAATACAGTCCAATTTGATACAAATTCATATCTAAGAGATACCAATAAACCCATTATAATAAATAATCAAATTTCTCTACCTGTCATTAACTATGCTAACTCTATGGGTCCTGGTTCCTATGAAGACATGATTAGTGAATATTTCCGTAAAAAAATTTATCCTATTAAAAATATATCATCACCAAGCAATATTGATACCCTTTACAAATTTATTAATGATGAAATAGATATTGCCTTTATTAGCGAAGAGATTCTAGCACGATATCTAAAACGCGATTGTAAATATTTAACACGACTATTGGCAGATTCTTTTGGTATTAATTATAGAAATGCAATACAACCAACACAAAACCCAAACCCAAATACAGAAAACAATTTAAATAATCCACAACTATTAGCTAGGCTTTATCCTCCATTGAATATTGAGGCAATTGGTGTAGGGTTTCATGTAGATTTTTATTTATTAGTAAGTAATTTTTCAAATATTATACAATTCATGGATATTACAAAGGGAATTAGTGTTGGTGTATTAGCAGATAGCTATTATTATTATATGAAAATATGTTCAGCATATGGAATAAGTATTGATGATATGACAGCATTTTCTACAATTGAACCCGATTTGGAATCTTTAAATGCAAATTTCATAAAAGATAAATATGATGCTATATTTGTAGTTCTCCATCCTAAGAATAAGCAATTATTAGATTTGACTCTAAATAAGAAAGTGAGATATATACATATTCAAAAGAAACTTACATTAGATGCTCGAAATAATCCAAATCATCTTACTAAGGAACAACAAGGGACTAATAGTGTAAACCCACCTCCGCCTCCAAACGCAAATGCCCAGGCTATATATTCAAAAGCCGAACTCGATAATTTAAAACAAGTAAATATTGTAGAAGATTTTAATTCTATTATTAAGAAATATTTTCAACATGTTGTACCTAGAACCGTAGATTTAAATAAATTTCATAAAAATGGCAATCTATATTCATATCTAGAAACATTTTCAACACGAATGATATTAGTAATGAGGGCAGGAATACAAACAGAGCGAATAGAATATATTACACGTAATTATATAAATAATTTGGAAAAGATGCGAAATAGTATTGATATAAAAAATTTTGATATTAAATTAAACAATTTCTCATCGCTAGAATTTAATTATGGGGAATTGGTAAGTTTTGATAAAGTCATACCATTAGCCAATGGTGCCAGAAAGGTTTATAAAGATGAAGGATTGGTTTATTATGCAGAGGATGAGAGGTGTTTGTTATGAGAAATTGTTTTTATATAATTTCAGGAGGTTTACCTTCTTCACAAAATGATATCCCAATAGGCCACGCTTCCGCAGAACTTAGTTGAAAATTTTCTGGTGCGTTAAATGTGATTGTATTATTTTTTGCATCTATTTTAGTAATATTATAAATAAATATATCATTATTACGTTCATTAGCAGCAATTGTATCAGGATTAATTAGAACTGCACATTTACATCCCTTTCCAATTTGAATTTGACATGGCATTCTTTTAGCATAGTTTACTATGGTAGGAGTTATATTAACACGAATGGTATTTGATGTAATATCAGTTTTATAACCTTGAAAATCTGTTTCATGTAGAAAAAAAAACTTAGTATCACAAACTTTATCACCAATTAAATTACGATTCTCATACAAAGTACTATTACTTTTTTTTGGTAAAGTAAAATATACAGATAATCCAATTATTAATCCTAATACAATAAATATTGATATACCTAAAATTATTTTTGTTTTCATTAACATTTTATATGTAAATTTTATATGTAAATTTTATTAATTATAAAATAGTAAATATTAAATATTAAATATTAAATAATTTTATTTTTGAACTTTGTTCTTAATATAATAAAATATTTATATTTACAAATAATTATAAATAATTAAAAATATAATTAAAAATAATTAGTTTAAAAATTGATTTTATATTCATAATATGTAATATTATAAAAATAATATAAGTTAAGCAATAAAAGTAATAAAATATAAGTAAAAATAACATGTCGCTAGATATAAATTTGTTTCTCAAAAATGAAAAATATGAGAAAGTTAGAGCAATTATGCTTGACCCTACACACAAATTCATCATAATTGATGGAATTATTGGTGCCGGTAAAACGACGCTAATATCTAAGATAGAATCAACGATGGGGATGAAAAATAATTCAACAATTAAAGTTAAAGCTATATATGAGCCTGTTGAATTATGGAACTCTACTGGTGCATTACAATATTTTTATAAAGATATTACAAAGAATTGCTATGAATTCCAGACTTATACATATATTACACGTATTAATACTATTATTGATGAAATCTATAATTGTCCCGATGCAGACGTATATATATTAGAAAGAAGTATTTTTACAGATAGATATATATTTATGGAATTATTGAGAGACATCGTTGGTGAAATGAGAATGACCATGTATGAACAATGGTGTGATATATGGGCATATATTATGCCAATTACACCAAATAAATGGGTATTATTGAATACATCATTAGAAACTAGTTTAAAGCGTATTGAATCTAGAAACCGTGATGGTGAAACTAATGGTATTAGTGTTGAATATCAAACAAATTTATATAATAAACATATTGAATTTTATGAAAAGTTGAAAAAAGATGGAAAACCTGTTGTAATAATTGATAGCGAAACTATGGATATTGATTTTCTAAAAAAGGATAATGATGGTAATGATGGTAATGATTGTATTGATGGTAATGATGGTAATAATGGTAATTATACTCATGCAAAATTTGAATCTATCATTTCACAAATTATACATTAGAATTTTTTGTTTCTGGAAATTTACCACTTAACAGTTCCATAATTTGTGACTTAGTTGGTGAATTACCCAACATTTGATTTGGATTTAAATTTTCTTTATTTCCTTGACTAAAAGTTCTAAGTGTTGTATTTAGTTGACTTTTATTTGGTGTTTTTTTTTCAGGAGTTTGTCGAATAACAATATTAGGATTATGTAATAAATTATAATTTATACCTGTTTGTTGACGGTTTGGACTTTTTCTTTGAAAATTTGTTCTTGTTCTTGTTCTTGTTTTTGTTTTTCTAGGTGTTTGACTAACATGACTACCCTGACTAACCTGTCCAACATTACTAAGTCTTCTTTTTGTTCTAGATTTAGGGTTTCCATATTCATCAGCTATTCTACGAAGTTCTTTTAATTCGTTATTTGTTATTCGTAATTTTGGTTTTTGTTCTCTAAGTTTTAGTGATGAGTTTCGTTCTCTAAGTTTTAGTGGTGAGATTCGTTTTCGTGTTCTAAGTAATTTAGGATCATTAGTTTTTCTAAGTAAATTATTTAGTAATTTTTTTTGATTTTCTAATCTTTCAAATCCATCATTATTTATAACACTTTCTATTTTATAATTGGATAAACTATTCATTATTTTTTTTAATCTATTACGTTCACTTGGAATTTTACTACTTTTTAATATTTCATACTCATTATATAATTCACATATTTTAGACATTATTTCTTCTGGTAATTGTTTTTCTATTTTTTCTACATTTTTTTCATATAATTCTGTCTCTAATGCTGAAGCTTCATTAAGTTTGTTTTGCATTTTTTTGCGTTCATTTATTGATTGAGAGGGTTCTACATGAACTACATTCATTCCATCATCATCTTGTTTTGCTAATAAATTAGCATTTTGTTCTCTTTTTTCCATTTCTTCCATTCGCCTTTGTTTTTGTTCTCTTTCTAAATTTTCTTGTTTTAAATAAAATTCTGCTTCGCTTATTAAACTTTCAGGATTATAGTTTTCCATTATATACACAATATGTATCTAGAACTTAAATCTTAAATATTAATTAATTAAGTAATAAACTAATAATCTAATTATATTAATATAATGGGCTTATCCTCAAATAAATGAGTGTAAAAAAAATTTTTCAAATTTAAATATTTATAATAAGTCCTGTATTTAATATATGTAAATATTTAAAATTAAAATATATTTACAAATTTATTAACT